AGTGATGCCGCACACAAAGCCGCAGCAGAACTTAGCGAAACTGAATGGGTTATTACAGTTGATGCAGACAACATTGTTGACAATAGATTTTTTAATCTAGAGTTCGATCCTGATAACAAAGACATACAGGTCTATAGTTGGTTGGCTAGAAATCGTATCAACGGATTACTTTACGGCAATGGTGGACTAAAGATATGGCGTAAGGATTTTATTCTTAACATGAAAAGCCATGAAGCCAGCGACAATGATCGTGCGCAAGTTGATTTCTGTTGGGAAGATGGCTACAAACAGTTTGCTGAATGTTACAGTGAAACGGTTATTACAGGTAGTCCGTTCCAGGCATGGCGGGCAGGGTTTCGTGAAGGTGTTAAAATGACCTTGCTTGATGGTGTTAAGATATCAGCTGACGAAATTAACGAAAGAATTTGGTGGCATAATCTACACAGATTAAAAATTTGGAGTACAGTTGGTGCTCACGAAGAAAACGGTTTATATGCAATACAGGGTGCAAGATTGGGGCAGTGGATGACCAACTGTACCAATTGGAATTATGTAGATGTTAGAGACTTTGAAATTCTAAAAAACATCTACAATGAAAATGTCAATCACAGCGATCTAGAGCAAGACATACAAGAGCTAGGCGTAAAAATTAAACAAGGTATGGCATTTGATTATCCCTACCTTGATGCTAAACAAAGTAAGTACACACTGGATTTATACGAAGAAACAATTAAACTAACTAACACATACCTAAGATGATCTACGATATTTTTTATGTAAGCAAAAAAAGCATTAGCGATGTTGAATGGCATCAATTTTGTGAACGATTTCCGTCAGCTCAAAAAATTGAAAATGTACAGTCTATTGATGATGTAAAGAAAAAATCATTTACAAAATTCTTTTGGCTAGTATGGGATGATCTAATCGTATTAGAAGATTTTGCACTTGATTATCGTGTGGAAAAATGGGATGAAGAATATGTTCATGTGTTTAAGAACAGTTGTAATGGTACGGAATCCTACATCTCTGGAATAACATTGATTCCTAAAAAAGCAAATATACTCAAAAAAGAATTTGACTTTAAATTCTATGTAAACAAAAAAGAAATTGATATAGTAGCCAGCAAGTTTCAGTACCCTATCAGATATATTAATACCTACGAGGAATATGTTAAAGTTGTCAATGAAGAATCTAAATCTATGTTTTGGTGTGTGCGTAACGATATTAATTTAGTCAACAATGATATCTTTGATTTATATTTTGACCCGTTGGATGGAAAATACGATTACGATCGCAGTATAAATCATGTGTTTAAAAACGGAGAGTCATTTGACGGACTTATGCTGGCTAGTAAAGATAAAATTCTAATGGAAAAAGAATTTAAGTATAGATTTCCTATAGAAAAGAAAGAATGGGATATTGTTGTTAGTGAACCCAAGCCCTACGATGTTGTGTTTATTAGTTACAATGAAACTAATGCAGATGCTAATTACGAAAAAGTGAAATTAAAAAGACCCGATGCTAAAAGAGTACACGGTATAAAGGGTATTCATAATGCACACCTCGCCGCTGCAAAATTAGTCACAACAGAAATGTTTTGGGTAGTAGATGCTGACGCTGAACTAGTCGACGACTTTAATTTTGAAATAGAATACTTCCCACATTATGATGCTGGCAATCGCATAGAGCAACAGACGACAGTGTGGGTATGGAGCAGTAAAAACCCAGTTAATGATCTTGTTTACGGATACGGCGGAGTTAAGTTATTGCCAAAAAAACTAACTTTAGAAATGAATGCAGGATCTGTAGATGTAACAACTAGCATCAGTAACAAATTTAAAGCAGTTAATCAAATCAGCAACATTTCTGCTTTTAATGTTGACGAGTTTAGCACATGGCGAAGCGCATTTAGAGAATGTGTAAAACTAGCCAGTAAAGTAATTGACAGTAAGTACGCTATTGAAACTGACGAGCGATTAGAAACCTGGATAACACAGGGAAAAGATCGCCAGTATGGTAATTTTGCCATTGCAGGTGCAAAGGCCGGAAAAACATTTGGGTATCAATGGATCGGTAATAAAAAAATGCTGTCAAAGATAAACGACTTTGATTGGCTTAAAGAAGAATTTGAAAAATGCTTAACAACAATGTTGACAGAATAAAGAAATTTATTCCGATTATGAATGAAATTTCGCCTACATTTTGTATGGCTAAATGGCATCATACCACAATATATTTACAAACGGGAGAAACACATAGTTGTTATCATCCCCGGCCACACAAAATTCCGCTAGATGAAATTCTTATTGAACCAAGCGCATTACACAACACCAATCAAAAGAAAATGGAAAGACTGGAAATGCTTAACGGTGAAAAGCCCAGCGGTTGTCAATATTGTTGGAATATTGAGTCAATGGGGGATGACTATGTTAGCGATAGAAAAGAACGCAACAGCACAATTTACACTCCTGAAAGATTTGACGAAATTAAAACAGGGCCTTGGGATCAAAATATAAATCCAGAATATATTGAGATATCTTTTGGCAATGAATGCAATTTTAAATGCGGATATTGCCATCCTAAACACAGCAGCAGCTATCACAAAGAAATAAAAGATTTTGGTCCATACACAATGGTAAAGAATCATCGTAATGATATAAATTGGTTCAAAGTCTATGAAGAAGAAACCAATCCCTATGTAGAAGCGTGGTGGAAGTGGTGGCCCGAAGTTAGTAAGACTCTAAACATTCTGCGAGTAACCGGAGGCGAACCATTACTGCAAGCTAGTACTTGGAGATTGCTAGAGGATCTAGATAAAAATCCCAAGCCTAACCTAGAACTTAATATTAATAGTAATTTTGGAGTCAAGCCCGTTCTTATTGAACGCCTAGCAGAACGTGCTAGCAATTTGGTTAATTCGGGAAAGATTAAAGATTTTAAAATTTTTACCAGCATGGATACTTGGGGAACTCCTGCTGAATATATTAGAACTGGGTTAAATTTAAAAACCTGGGAAAGTAACTTTGAAACCTACATGCAGAAAACATCGTTGCCAATCACTTTTATGATTACATTTAACATATTGTCAGTGCCTAATTTTCAATCTTTATTAAAGAAAATATTACAATGGAGGAAACAACACAGTAATATTTTCAAGTCAACTGAGCAGCGTATTAGATTTGATACTCCCTACCTAAAAGAACCACTACAGTACGATATGAATATTTTACCAAAAGAAGAATTCATGCCCTACATGCATAAAAATTTAGAATTTATTAAATCAAACATCTTTGATAAAAGTCCGGAATACTTTACCAGTTTAGAATATGAAAAATTCCGTCGTGTTGTAGATTACATGGAAACCACAGTGTACTCAGAAGAAAGATTAAAAGAAGGTCGTAAAGATTTTTATAATTGGTTTACAGAATATGATCGCCGTCGGGGAACAGACTTTGTCTCTACATTTCCAGAGCTAGTAGATTTTTATAACAGTTGTAAAAATGAGTAAGAAATTAAATTTAGCATATGAATGGATAGGACCGAACGGTCCATTGACAAATAATAGAATTCCTACTATTGCTGATCTCATGACGGCATCAGTAGACTACCACTTTCCGCAGCTAAAAGGCGATCTATTTCAGAAACCGCATTTTCATTCTAGGATAGTGGACTCTAATATTGTGCCAACTTACAAACTTCCTAAAGAAACATTTCTATATGAATTAAATTGGAACAACTTTCATTATAGAGACAAGTTGCATAACTTTCACAGTGCAGACGGATTATTTGATGATAATCAAATTGATACCGAAGTACTAAACAGGGTGAAAAACAAGACAGCTTATTTTCTAGTGACCTTGTTCTATGAAGGATATATGGATGACGAGTTTTTAAACCACTTGTCAAATTACTTTACATCCAAAGGATTACCATTAACGCAGATAATCTATATGACCAACTGTTATAACGGTAAGGAAGTATACGAAGATTACTGTAAGCGTAATCACAAGTTGCCCGAAATGCAAATGGAATATTTTCCAGTGTTTAGAATTGATAAGTGTAATGTTAAACAGGCAATTACAGAGTCTGTAAAGTCAACATATCAGCCAGGTCCTCGCAAAAAAACATTCCTGTGTTTTAATAGACGATATAATGACCATAGATTAATGTTGTATCTAGCAATAGTGCAGCGTGGCCTAATTGATCAATGCTATTACAGCATGGATAAAACTCAGCCCGAAGCCACTAGAACATTTGTTGAAAATTGCAAATACTTATTAAGTAGATTTTCAGATATGGGATTAAACAGCACTGATGTATTGGCTGCGGATAAACTATTGCCCTTAATTTTAGACAATCCTAATTTTAGTCAATATCCTATGGAGTCTAATGTTGATCCAGTTAAACACTTATATGATAATTCACTAGTTAATATTGTTACAGAAACATATTTCTTTAATAACATTATTCATATTACAGAAAAGACCTATAAACCAATTGCCTTTATGCAGCCCTTTATATTGTTAGGTGCAGCAAGAAGCCTGCAGCATGTTAAGGATATGGGATTTAAAACATTTGGTAAGTTCTGGGACGAAACTTACGATTTAGAATTAGATGACAAACAGCGTTTTAATAAAATAATGCTAGTAATAGAATCTATTGCTAAGTGGACAGAAGAACAGCGAATAGAATTTACTATTAAAGTTAAGGATATTGTTGACTACAATGTCAATCATTTAAATACAATGCAAGATATTGAAATTGAAAATTTAGTGGAAAAATATGGAACATAAAAAGATATTGGTATGCGGAGCAGGTGGTTTTAT